GAAAAGGACAATAAACAGTTTGATCACCCCAAACAACTAGATATACAGAAGCATTATCAGAACCTGATCCACCTGCACTAAGTACGTTTACAGAGTTGTCTGCTGAAAGGCTGCCATATCTTGGAGCTAAACCTAGAAACTTTTTAGGATCTGTTCCGGGGTTACCATAGAACATTGTCTCAGCTTGTGTCTGGTTCATTGCTTCCAAGAACGCAGTATCTTCAGATAGACGGAACTGTGCAGTGTTACCATTTAACATTGCTAAGTCTTTGTCTACTTCAGAACGTGCTTCCAAGATTCCGCAAGCTTCATCAACTTGTGCTGTTGTTGACTTGGTTGATGGAATACCTTGGTTTAGTGCTCTCCAGTAAACTGAAGGTAAACCTGTTCTAATTACTACACGTTCACCAGTAGGTAAATTACCTTCTTTAAAAACGCAATCTTCTAGGATTTCGTTGCTCTGTGAAAGTAGTTCTGCAACAATTGGAACTCTACCGTCTGGGTCAGATCTTTTTGCCCAATCCGCTAGTGTTAAGTTTGAGGTTGAGAGAGTAGCCATTTAATAACTCCTTACTTGTTTTGCTGATTTGAATATAGTGCGTTAGCTATGCCGTTAAAATCTTTTGGTACGTTGGATTTACCCATAGCACCTTCAGAATTACCTACATAACTATCTTCACTAATTGCCTTACCTGCTCGGTACATAAACCGAATTACTTCGGGATGGTTGCCCAAGCCTGTTTCTTGAAGCAGCGACTTCAAAGCATCAGTACCAAAGGTATCGAGAGATGCTTTCGCAACATTCAAATTGTCAGTTAAACTTTCACCACCAAATTCTTGATCAGATTTTGATTGGTTTGCCCATTCAACCTTAGTTTGTTCGATAGCTTTAGCTTGTCTTGCCTGTATTACAGGTGCGACTTTGTCTAATACTTTTTGTGCAGCATCTTGTGGCAGGTTTAGTTCTTTAGCGACATCACCGAATGCGGTTAAGACTTCGGGGTCGAGTTCATCAGGTGCGTCAGCCACTTTTGAATTGAACTCGTATTTATCAGGTGCACCTTCCGGTACATCTTTTTCGCTAGTTTCACTTTCAACAGGGGTTTCATCCGAAACTTGTTGTTCCTGTACACCTTCAGCTTGCTGCTCGGTGTCAGTAGTTGCTTCAGTTGATGCGTCTACTGGCTGCTGCGTATCGCCTTCATTGGTTTGGTTGGCTTCCGTCATCAGCGTTTCTGACATTTTTTTGCTCCTTGATCATTGTCGGATACAGTTCGGGGCAGAGAGTGTGAACCAAGTTGAGGATCTGCAAACCATAGTTCCTGTTACCTTCGCTAAATGACATTGCCATTGCGTTAGTGTTAAACGATGATCGAAAGACACCTGCTTGCTCCAGAAGTCTCCAGACTAATCTGCGACCCCTCTTGCTGCTCATGAGCCATTTTATATCCGATTCCTCGTTCTGTCGGTCAATTCTTTCTTCGGACTTTTTACTGTCTTTGGATTTTTGTTGACCTTTAAGATCGAGAGGATTGTATTCGCTCATGCTCTAATATATCGAGTTATAACAGGATTACGGTCACACCTATTTTTGTTTAGGGTACATTTTCTTTGCAGTTTTTGCAGCATTCTCAAAATCTTTTGCAGTAGGTCTACCTTTTTCACCTTTTTTCTTCATTCGTTCGTTAGAACCACGTTTAATTCTTCTACGTTTTGCGTGTATGTTGTCGTATAAACTCATTTGCTGCTACCTCCATACAATATTCTTGACATTTTTTCTATAATACTTTCATTTTTTTTATCTTTTTTCTTAGCTTCTTCTTGCATTTTTTTAATTTTCATTCGTACTTCTGCCGGTAAATCGCCATATTTAATATTATCTGGTGTTGTAATGTTTCTTTTAGTCATTTATACCTCCAATGGTGATGGTGAATTGTAACCACTAAACTGGTTCATAATGTCTTGCATATTAGCTGCATCATTTCTACCCAGTTTAGCCATGTTATCGGCAGCTTGCTGCGTTGCTTCTGCCTGTGCCATGGCCTGTTGTTGCTGTGCTCTTGCCTGACGTACTCTTGCTACCTCTGGGCCGGGAACTATTAACGATGGATCAATTCCTAACATATCTGCATAGTTATCTGCCCATGAATCAACATCAAATTTATCTAATACATCTGGCTTCATCTGTGCAACTAATCCCATACTGTTGACGTATCTATCTACACTGTTAGTTCCTATTGCACGTTGGGCTTGTGCCAACATAGAAACAAACTCTACGTTTAATTCCATGCCTTGCAATTCTTCTGGGGCAGGTGGTATTAAATTATTTTCAAGCATTCTATTAAACGTGATATCAATTAATGGGTCTAACAATTCGTTATGTAACCTTTCTAAAACCGGCCCTAACATTAATAGTTTTTCTTCGTGACGTTCTGCTACCTCTGTTGCTGTCATTCTTGTATCAGTAGCATTTGCCAACATTAAAAACAAATCAGCGTAAAAACTACCGTTAATACGTTGTCTTACGTCTACAATATCTCGCAATAAATGATCAAGATTAAGGTTTACGTTAAATGCTGTTTCGATTTTGCCCTGCTGACCATCAACAAAAGTAACTCCACCCGGCAAACTGTCTACATCTCTGTTTTTCATGTAGCTAGGTACTTGCAATGGTGGCTTTGTTTGGTAGTCAATGCCCTGTGCCTTGCGTAACTGCTCGTGTTGTAGCTGTTTTATGTCACCTAATGCTTCCATTCCCGGTGAATTGCCGTAGATATCGCCACCTGCAACACCCCATCTTGGCACAACTGCCGGAAATTCTTTGTATCCACTTTCTCGTAACACTTGATCGCCATCACCACCTTGCTCAAAATAACAAGATTTGTATGCCATGTTGGTATTATCTTTTTTATTAAAGTCACGCTCCCTATCATCCCTTGGTTCTATTGCATGAATGACCGTTATGTAAGTATCTAGGCTACCCCTGTCAAACAGGTTTTTAACGGACGTTGAACATTTGTTATATCCAAACTCTCTTACCAGTTCTCCTACTGTTTTTTGGAATTCTCTGTACAAAGTATTAACTCTGCCCTGATAATCTGTTGCTATTGCATATTCTCCAATAGTTACTGGGTAATGATGTATAGCAGTTTTAGTATCAGGTAAAATAATCGAACCTGCCGTACCAAATGCACCTAATTCTTCATACATACTATGCAAAGTACGGTATGTATTAGACTTCTGAAACACCAATTGCATTCGTTCTGTTACATCATTTAGCCATAGCTTGACAGGAGAAAACTTATTTAGTTCTGGATCTACTGTTCCTAGCCTAAACCATGGTCTTGCAGGGGATGTTGCACCTGCCATCATGCCTGCACCTAGTGTTCTTAATGCACGAGTACCAGTATTGTCATATATCGAGTTATGTCTTCTATGGCCTTTGTTTCTGTCCTGTACAAAGTAACGTCCGTTCCTCGGTAATAGGTAAGTTGTAACTTCTTGCCAATGTGACCACCAAGTAGCCCTTTCTGATCTAAGGTGACCCCACCTTGTCAGTAGTTTTTCTCTCTTGGTTTTCATTGATTAACCGCCTAATAATGTGTTTTGACTAAGGTTTAGTTGATTTGGATCAACACCACTGCCACCAGTTAATAATGTTCCTGATGCTCCCTGTTGTGCTGATAATTCACTGGCATCCATTGCACTTGCTACATCAACATTCTGTCTGTTAGCCCTGTTATATTCTTGCTCAGACCTTTGCTGTTCTGCTTTTGCTCGTGCTTCTGCACGTTCATTAGCTTGACGTTGGTCTTCTAATGCCTGTTGTTGTATCTTTCTTTGTTGGTTTGATGATTGTATTGCTACAACTGTTGATCCAACTGCTGCAATAGCTGCTACAACTCCCATTTCATAACTCCTTGGAATAAATAATGTCTTGTACACCGTAGTTGATTCTCGGTAACAAACCAGACAAAGTGGTGTTTTCTTTGCAATGCCATAGCATTAGTTTGCATCCGAGTGATGTTGCATGGTTTTCTGTCTCTCTAATCAACTTTAATCCGACTCTGCCACCTCTATGTTCTTTGCTGATAAACAACAAATCATTTTGAGCTATACGCAGATCGGCATAATGTAAATGATTAGTGACGAAGTTAACAGAGTAACCTATCAAAACATCATCTTGCCGTGCTGAGAGAATGAAGATTTGCTGTGCCGACTCCATTTTGCGGTACGTTTCTTCATCTGGCTTTAGCTTCATTATCTGTTTGTTACGAGCAATCTCTTCGTAATGCTCCTCAAACAAGACATTTGCTTCTGCCAACATCTCATCAACTGTGGCTAGTGTAATGTCAATCATTAACTACTCCACATTCATCAAGAGTAACGGCTATATCGCCAGTTACGGTCACACCATCCATAGAAAAATACTTGGTTACACAATCAAATATTATATGCACTCTGTCTGTCATGCCAACATTGTCCGCTGTGTGTACTTTTTTGTGGTTAAACCACCAGACCTCACCTGCTTCAAACTTTTGCTTTTGATCACCACAAGTTTGGCTACACCATTCATTTGTTTTTAGCACCAGATGAAACCGTGAATAGTGGTCTGCATACGATCCTTGGTCATTATGTTTTGTTACATGGCCACTAGGTTTGAGATTAACAATCAATACCCTTCCCATGTCCTTAACCTCTAGCTTTTCTAGGATTGGTCGCATCAATGGCACTAATGCATCTTTTAAATATTCCATGCATGGGTAGTCATATGATCCTGTATCCCACATAACGTAGTAGACGCTCATCTTAAGTGGCCCTCTAACGTATATGCACTCGGTATCTTTGTGTGGTGAGTTAGTTGTCTTTTGTCGTGCTGTTATTTCTGTCCATAATTCTGGTTTATCGTCCAATAATTTAAGCAATGGCTTTACATCTAGACCATGTGCTATACGAACAAAATTAGAGTTTGCTGTATGGGTCATATTCCGTCTTGCCTGTGGCGACTTTACGTCTTTTGATGTATATGTCCTCTGGTACTTTCTTGGCTACCGGGAGGGCAAAGGTTAGTGCTAGTGCATCAGCTAAATCTGGTGAGCCTGCTCCCTGCAATCTTTTCTTTATCTGATCCTTACTTTCCAATACTCGTCTACCTACATTGTCGTACCAATATATCGGTGTTGCTAGTTCCTGTTTTAGGGCTATGTCGTTAGGTATTGCACCACCTTCTTCTATCCATTCCTTCATTAACCACCACATCTCAGATCTACGATTGATGTATTGCTGTTGCTTGAGTGCTTTGCCACCAAACGGTACTTCGATTACGTCATATGACAGCTGTCTGAGTCTGTCGATCACACCACTGCCTGCACCTGCATCACAGAACACTGCATCTGGGTTATGTTCCTCGATTAGATTGGCTACTCTGGCTGCTAATTCCATGTTGTCTATACCTCGATATACAACTGGCTTAAATGCCTGCTTTCCTTGCCGTCTGAACACTACAGATCGGTCATCTCCAAACCGAGCAGGGTCGATGCCAAGGATTGTTGGGAACAACTTCACATGGTCTGGTTGGTATACACGTTTTGCTGCATCTTCGGTATCTGCCAATGCGATTAACTGGTCATCACCTTGGGCAGAAAAGTCACATAGATATTCCCTTGCAAATGATGTCTCACTCATATCACGTTTAAGACGAGTTACCTCATCAGGATGCAAGCTATCTGTGTC